GAAGAAGGTCCTGTACGCGCTCGACGTCTGGCGATCCTGCCTGGCGTCGAACACCTGGCCGGGGTATCCGCGGCAGACCGCCTATGCCGGCCTGCCCCCGTGGGAAGAGGCGCGCTGGCTCGAGCGCGAGATGCGGGAGGCCTCGTAATGGCTCCACGCCAGTCCGTCCGTCGCGTCTATGGCCTGTACTACCGGAAGCGATTAGCCAATCTGGACGGGCGCTTGGCGCTGTTTTGGATGCGGAGCGTGGCGGACCTGTACAACCGGATACACCTGCAAGAGTCGGGCGTCGTTGTGGCGCTGGACTTCGACACCAAACAGCCGACGCGCAAGATGCGAGAGGCGTCATGAAGCACGAGTTGAAAAGCTGGCCTGATTTCTACGCGCACGTCATCACCGGCGAGAAGACGTTTGAGATTCGCCAGGACGATCGCGGATATCGAGCGGGCGATCAACTGTGGCTTCGCGAGTGGAATCCGACGCGTGAGGACTACACGGGCCGCGCGTGCGTGGTCGACGTGCCGTATCTCCTGGCGGGCGCATGGCCAGGGCTGGGCGAGGGCTATGTGGTGATGAGTATTCGGTTGCGAGAAACCGAGGAGGACTTCCTTCCATGAGTCCCGTCGATCCGAACGTCTACGACCTGGCGGCGGATTTCGTCGAGGATATCGTCGCGGATGCGGATGTCCATGTGACGGAGGCCCAGCGCCTGGAGTACGTCCAGCGCGCGGCTGAGGCGATCCAGCGCGCGGTCGAGGACGAGTGCAGCGCCATTGAGGCCGAACTCTTGGAGCCCCGGCGTCGGTTCTTCGTCGCCGACGAGTCATGACGAACGACTACATCACCCTCATGCGAGGCATGTATGCGGGCGCCAGGATCCGGTTTCGAGAACTGGCGGCGCCACACATCGACAACGCTGAGACCGCCGCCACCGCCGATGCCTTAGCCGGCGCGGTTGGCGAGGTCTCGCCAGAGGACGCGCTCGAGGCCTTGATCCAATGGAAGCAGGAACGATCCGCCAGGGACAAGTGATGGCCTTCACCTTCCGTCCCGCAACGCGCGAGAACGTCGGACTCCTGATTGGGCTCTCGGGCCCGAGCGGCGGCGGCAAGACCTTCACGGCCATGCGGCTCGCGAAAGGGATCGCCGGCGATCGGCCGTTCGCCGTCATCGACACCGAAGCTGGCCGCGCCAAGCACTACGCCGATCAGTTCCGCTTCGACCACGGCGATCTCACGCCGCCGTTCACGCCGGAGCGCTACGCCGACGCGATCGCCGCGGCCGACGCTGCGAAATATCCCGTGATCGTCGTCGACAGCATGAGCCACGAATGGGCGGGCGACGGTGGGATCCTCGACTGGCAAGAGGCCGAGCTCGATCGGATGGCCGGCACCGATGCGAAGCGGCGCGAGGCCGTCAAGATGGCCAGCTGGATCAAGCCCAAGATGGCGCACAAGCAGATGGTGCAGCGGCTGCTCCAAGTGCGCGCGCATTTGATCCTCTGCTTCCGCGCCGAGCCGAAGATCGAGATGGTCCGCGGCGAGGGCGGCAAGATGGAGATCCGCGAGAAGCAGTCGCTGACGGGGCTGCATGGCTGGATCCCGATCGCCGAGAAGAATCTCCCCTACGAGTTGACCGCGTCCTTCCTGCTTTTACCGGATCGGCCGGGCGTCCCGCTGCCGATCAAGCTGCAGCAGCAGCATCGCGGGCTTTTCGCGCTCGATGTCCCGATCACCGAGGCCTCCGGGGTCCAGCTTGCCGCCTGGGCGCGCGGCGGCTCCGCGCCCTCGCCGTCCGCGTCGGACGCCGAGCAGGACTGGTTGCGTCAGATGCTCGCGGCGCGGACGAAGACCGAGCTCCGACTGGTGGGCAACCGCTTAAAGACCGCGGCGGACGGCCTGTCGCCCAAGCAACTCGCCGCCCTGCGGGCCGCGTACGATGCGCGGCTCTCGAAATTCAGCGGCCGCAAGACGAAAGAGGAAGAGGTGACCCGATGAAAGTCAGCATCCAGGTGAAGGACCGGAACGAAGGCGACGCGATCACCCGCGCCCTCGACGATCCGGAAATGCGGGCGTACGTCGTGACGATGGGGATCCTGCTCGAACTCCCCGACGATGCCGCGCGCACGCGCGTCCTGCATTGTGTCGAGATCCTGCTCTCGAGCGCGCCGAGCACGCGCGCCCGATCGGGGGCGTTTCGGCTGCACGACGGCGCTGCGGGCGGCAACGGGCGAGAGGTGGCAGATACCGGCGAATGAGGACGTCCCGTGAAGCTCGTCGACACGATTGCGACGCACCCGAAGCTGCTGCGCGCGGCCGAGATCGTCGGGGGCGAAACCGGGCTCGCGGAGGTGCTCGCGCTCTACGTCGCGGCGCTCGGCCACAGCCGCCATTTTCTGACCGACGGGTACATCACGCACAAGTTCGTGACCGGATCCGCGATCAGTTCGCGAGGCGAAGCGTTGGCGAATTCGCTTTCGGATCGCCGGGTCAAGTTGTGGCATCGCGTGAAGGGCGGGTACCGCATCCATGACTTCCACGATTTCAACGATAAGGCTCGTGCCATCAAGGAGAAGCGGCGAGCTGAACAGGCGCGGGTGGCGGCCTATCGCGCCGCGCGGAACGGAGGGCGTACGTGAGGTGTACGCGCGTACAGCGGGAGACGCGCGCGCGCGCGCGTCTCTCCCAATCTCCCAATCCGGGTACGGCGTACGTACAGGCAACAAGCCTCTTCGATCTTCTGGGTGATCCGTACGTCAGTGGTATCACCGCCGCGCTGCGCGCGACGGGCTTCGCAAACGGACGAATGCAGACCCGAAACCGGCTCACGTTCGCAGCACTGTGCGCCATCGCTCGGCACATCCTCGAGCAGGAGCGCAGCATCGACGATGCCGAGTGGAAAGAGCGCATCAAATGCCGCATTACTCGAGAGCGCCGTGCGTACCCAAGGCCTGAGGAACTGAGCGCCGTGCTCTCAGCCGTCGAAGCCGCGTTGGTGAAACGGTGGGGACCGCGGCCGTGAGCCTGTCCGATCCCGCCCGCGCGATCCCGTTGTCGTCGATGCCGTGCCCGCTGTGCGACTGCACGGGTACGGTGCAGGCGAGCGCGGCGCTCGGGTCGCCGGTGCCGGGGGATCTGGTGATCTGCCTGGCGTGCGGCGGCGTGTGCATCGTGACGCCGGCGCAGCGCCTGCGCGGCTTCATGCTCGCGGATCTGGAGCACTACCACGTCGAGACATTGCGCGCCGTCGTACAGACCGTGATCGCGTTACATCGCAGCTATGCGCAGAAGAATTAGGCGCATCCACCGAAAGGCGGTGTGAGGCCATGAAGAGACGCAGGCAGGCAGGCAGGCAGGCAGGCGCAAAGCTGATGCCGACTTCCCCTCGCAATCACATCGGACAAGCGATCGCCGAGCTGGAGGCCGAGCGCGTGCATCTGTCCGCGCGGCTCGCCAAGCTGGACGAGGCGATCGCGACGATGCGCGAGTTGTTTCATCTGCCGCGTGCGCTTGGCCGCCGCGGCCGTCACCCGATGCCGGCGGCGACCAGCAACGGACACGAGGCCACATTCAACGCCATCCGTACCGCACTTGCCAGAGGACCGATGTCACCCGCCGACCTGGCCGAGAGACTGAACATCAGCCGGCACCGACTTCGCGCCACCGTGGCGCCACTCGAGGACGCCGGCGTGCTCACCAGCACGGGCGCGACCGCCTCGCGGCGTATCGCCCTGACCGGCACGCCGGCGAAGGAGGCGCCTTGACCTGTGCGCACGGATTCAGCGGTACAGTCCACCACCCGCGGACGACTTCGAATGCGTGTGGAGTGGCGGCGAGGGCCTGACGTCCATGGGCGCGAGGAGATCTTCATGAAGTCCTATGCGATCTACCTGACGCAGACGCCGGGGCGCTGCCGGTGGTGCCGGTGCACGGACTGGGAGCCGTGTGCGATGGGTTGCGGGTGGGCTAATCGCGAGCGCACCGTCTGCACGGCGTGCGTCCCGCTGGATCGCGCGATGCGGAATGTGCCCGGGCGCCGGGAGCTTGCAGAGTTCGTGCAGGAGTCGGGCTTTCTTCAAACCGCGAGGAGGCGAGCATGAGCGTTCCCAACGAGTACCAGTTCGTCTGCGACGTGGTCGGGCCACGCCTGCGCATCGTCGGCGATGAGGAGGAGACGCGGGCGAATTCGTTTTGGGCCTGCAACGATGGCTGCGTGCAGATCCGCCGGCAGGATCCGCGCTGGGGGCTGCTGATCAAGACCGGCGGGGCCCAGGTCGAGAACCGGGCGGCGGATGTCTGGTTATATGACCTCGGCAACGGGAGCGGTCAAGTCGTCGACATGATCGCCAATGCCGAAGGCGCGCCGCCCCCCGAAGGCGGGGCGCGCACGCCGCCCGGACCAGCCTGGAGCGA